ATTAGAAACGATGGTGGCCCCGACGGAACCTTCCTCCCATCACTCGTGAGTATAAACCAAGCGCCTAAAGGTTTGTCAAATACTGGCGTGTCGAATCCGTCCCAGCTACCTAGCTTCCAGCCGTGATCGCGAGCATCATTAGCGACCTCAGCGTTCTGCTCCATTTGATAGTTGAGCCAAGCGCAAACCCTAATGAGGTTGTATGCTCGATCGAGCTTGACCGAACCGCCCATGCCTTTGTTCCGGCGATGATGTATCTGTAAGCCGTCCTCAGCTCCGCAGTGCCAGCACCACGCGTCACGTTCCTTTATGAGTTTGATTAGCTTGGGTTTCACCCCTAAATTCTAGTCTCCGTCTGAACGAGCTTTGCCTGGGTTGCTACGGCCATGATTGCCGTTTCTAAGCCTTTGATTTTCATTCGCACGCGATTAGCCTCAGCCTTGCGTAAGTCGCGCTGTAATCGAGCGTCTGCGGCTTCTAGCTTTGATAGGGCAGTTCTATCCGCGACCGTACCCTGAGCCTTTATGAAAGCCTTTTGTTCGATCGTGTCGAGTTCGTGTTCTGCTTCCGCTAGGGCAACCTCGGCAGCGAATAGGGCCTCCGCGCCTTTGCGATTCTCAGCGGTTAGTGTCGCTAGTTCCTGTATCAGTTCCGATGGCAGCATACAAATCCAGTAGGTGAATGATTAGGTTATGTTGAAAGATGTCGTAGTGCTCACTGTTGCCGGTCAGCCTTGCCTCGATTGCTGCTTCCTCTAGCTCCCGAATCTTTGCTTCCAGTATCGAGTGCCTCTGCTCGTTCTTGTATTGCCTTGAGGACTGAGGCATCCTGGTTGGCTGCTTTGGCTTTGGCATAGAGCTTCCTTAGTTCGGTTACGTCGCTAATACTATCCGCTTGCGTCATGAAGTTGTCAATCGGTTTATTCGCTTTCACCATTTCCTCACGCGACGGGCCTTCACCGATACCGGCTAGCCGTAAACATCGACCGACGGCTGAAGTTTCTGCGTTCTCTAGTGCTGCGGTTGCGTTTGCTCCCGAGCCTCCGTCTATCTCGAACGCGTGACCAGTTGCTTTAGCCAGGTCGTTAGCTTGGTCGCCTGCCGTGAGGTAGAGCGAGGCTTTGACAACCCATGTCGAAACACTCCGATCACTGGGAGAAGTAAGGTTTTCCGTGATGACTCTGGCATCGGGCCACTCCTTATGTAGTGCGTTGAGACGTGATTGAACGTCTTGGTAGTTTTCTAAATTGAATCTAGGCATCGTCCTCATCCCCTTCGTAATCCTCCACGAACTTCCAGCCTTCGCTCATCCAAATTGGTTGCTCGATTCCCTTGATCGTGAGGTATTTGATTGAACCAGTCTCATCGTGTGTGACTAGACCGGTGACCTTGCCCGTGACAAATGTTTCATCGTCTCCGATGACGCGCATTAGTGTCACGGTGTCGTGCAGAAAAATTGAGTTCACTTCGTCCTCTTGATTACTAGGTACGGCGCTCCGCCTCCGCGTGCTTGACGCTGGGCAAACTTGTAGCGCTTGCCTTCGTGCTCCATGTAGGCAGACTTAGCATTTCCCATTTGAGCTAGCACCTCTGACTTGGCTTTATTGAGTTCGTCTTTTGCTCGATCGTATTCGTCTTGAGCTAAGACTAGGTAATGCCCGCCCTCAATCTCAACTTCCTCGTCGGTGATTTCCAAGTTCTCCTGGCGCACGGCGTTATAGGTTGAGTCGGAACCATCCCAAGCCGGACGCTCGCCTGACTGAAGGCTGTCCCAAAAGTCTTGCGCTGCTTGGCGCTGCTGCCTTATCTGGAAGTCGTCGCGGTCGATGTCTGCCTCTACCCAGTCCATTCCGACTAGGCCAATTATCTTTCCCTTTCGCAAGTCCATTACGTCAAGGTAGTGCTGCACCTGTGCTTCGTATTGCGGAGGCAACTCGTCCCAGTAGTTGCGTGAGGTCTTGACCTCTAGGATTATCCACTCGCCAGTATCGACATTGCGAGCGAGCGCGTCTGGGTTTGCGTGCAGGTGCTTGACCTTCGGATGCTGATACGTGCCGGTCGTAAAGACTTCGTAGTCTGGGTTCTGTTCCTGCCAGATACTTAGGATTGGTTCCTCGAGGACTTGCCCTAGACGCATTGCGAAGTTCGATGTTGCTAGGGATTCGATTAGTCCCGATCGCTTAGCCCATAGTGCGTAAGCAGACTCCCAGGGATTGAGTCCGAGGATAGTCCCTATCTCCGAGCCTCCGATGCCTTCCTGACGGGCGTGATGCCACTCTGGAGAGCCGTTTACGAATACGCCTAGTAGTTTTGCCTTATTGAACTCTTGCGGAGCGTGGAGCTTCATTTGACCTCTTTCGCTAATAGGCTTAGCTTATGTCCGACCTCCGACGTTTTGACACGGCCTACGTCAATTTTCTACGGAAGATTCACGAAGCCGGTCGCGTGCCGTGCGATGGGAGGGCCAATTTATTTTTCCCCGATGACCTGCCAAACCCTGAGGCTCGCAAGCTTGCTACAAAAGTAGCAAAGCGGCTATGCCAAGAATGCCCCATCTTGCAGGAATGCTTTACGTACGCAATCGAGTCGAACCAGCGTCACGGAATCTGGGGAGGAACTTCCCCTAGTGAGCGTTAGTCTTTAGCTAGCTCGTCGTCGGTGTCGGGAGTGTCGCTTAGGTCGTCCCAGTCAAAGTCGCCATCCTGATTGACCTCTAGTGCGTCTTGCACGGCCTCGGAGTCTGACTTTGCTACGGCAGCACGGTAAGCGTTCTGAATGTCCGTTAGCTCGAGCGTGCCTCGCCATGCCAGGCTAACGCCGATCGTAGTTAGTACGACTGCGAACGCCGAACCAACACCAATGATTGAACCCATGAGCCAGTCACCGGCAACTGCACCGATAGCCGTGCCTCCGAAGAACGTGGCGAGGGTAAGTCCGAGTGACCTGAGTCCGAACTGCTTTAGGTATTCTTTGAACATCCTTACTTTTTCCTTACTTCTTGTCCGCAGCATTTACAGAGCTTCGGCTCCACCACCGCTTTGTCTTTCGTGTCCGTTTGTTTTGTCTGAGTCCCTTTGGTGTTTTCGAGAATGAGTTTGTAGAGATCGACTTTGTCGGACGTGACACCAAAGACTCCCTTCAGTTTACGGCTTGCGGTTGCGTGTAAGTGAGGGCCGGAACTCATACCTGAGTTTCCGACCAAGCCAACGGTCTGACCTTTGACTAGCTTCTGCCCGACCTCGTAGCCTGGACGCTTGTCCATGTGGCAGTAGCCGATGTACCAAACAACGCCGTCTTTATCCATAGCGGTTTGGACTACTACCCAGCCGAGCACTTTTGAATACTGAATAAGTCTGATTGTTCCCTTAGCGATTGCAGGGATGCGAGTTCCGCGAGGACGTGCCCAATCGGTTCCCGAGTGAGGTTGCATTCCGTTCTTACGACGGAAGTCGCTCATCGTGCCGTAGTGTCCCGTGATGTATTTGTCGGGATAAGGCAAGCGCCAGTCAGAGACACGCTTAGCCATTTAGAACCTGCGCAAAGAATGTAACGACCGAAGCGATAACACCGGCTGCACCTGCGACTATCCATACCTTGCGCTCTAGGGCACGGATACGCATCTCGTGATCCTTTATGTTGCGCTCCACCCAATCGACGTGAGTAGGGATTTTCTCATTTAGTCGCTCGACTTGCCTGATTAGTTCGATAGCCCATGTCGGGATTTCGTCGTTGTTCACTACACGCTCCAAATACTCAAAGTGTGTAGGTTGTTAGGACTATTCTACCGCAGGCGTTTCACTCTCGAAAACCATAGCTTCCCAGTCGCCTAGTTCCTCATTCCACTGGTAGATAACCGTGTCATCTTCTGGGTAAGGAACTGGAGCTTCCCACTGGGAGGTGTCCTCGTCGAGTAGCCATGAAGGATGAGGCTTTGGAGGAATAAAAGCGTCTCGATCCTCGTCATAGGTGTAACCAATGCCCGCATAATTCTTGCGGATGTTTGCGTTGTAGGACGTGCGCTTGCAAACTTGACCGCGCAGGTTGCCGTAGTAAGCCTCCCAGTCTGAGATGCCGTCTACTACCTCGTCCTCATTGCGACCGGTGATTACCTCGGTGACAATGTTGTTCTCGTCTAAGAATGCGTAGTGTGCCATGTTTTCTCCTAGAACCTAATGCTACCCGAACCGCTTGTAAACGTGTAACGCTTCCAAGTGCCGTCGTCTGAATAACTGTAAGTAAGACCTGGGTCTATGTAGTCGATAACTCGTGCTAAGGATGTATACCTAATTACAATCAAACCTGAGCCTCCAGATTTAGGCGCGGAATCTGCGTTGTTATCGTATCCGCCTCCTCCGCCGCCACCGGTGTTCACCCCTCCTGCTGTGGCCGCTACGATTGGCGCACTTCCAATAGTCCCATAAGCTCCTTGACCGCCCCCGCCATCTCCAGAATCAGTTCCGCCATTTGCGTTCGCGCCGCCTCCGCCGCCTCCCCTAGTGATTGAAGAACCAGTAATTGAAGAAGCAAGTCCATCAGCGCCTCTACTGGCTCCATCGGCGCTGCCTGCTTCGCCTGCTCCTCCTCCACCACCGGTTTGATAGGTATTAGGAAAGTTCCCACCTTGCAAACCAACGCCTCCATCATTACCTTGATTAGTTGTTCCTAATCCTGGAGAAACTCCTGAGATTGCTTGTGCGCCTCCACCCGAACCGCCATCCCCAGCTACTTTGACTGAAGAGGTTCCGCCGCCTCCCTTACCTCCGCCAATAGCAGTTAAGTCGCCAAAGATTGAGCTTGTGCCATCTGTATTAGACGAGCCTCCAGCACCAACTTGGACTGTTATAGACTCGCCACCAAAATAAAGCAGTCGGTCTAAGGCCGTAGCAGGCCCGCCAGTTTGCTCTCCTGGTACTCCGCAAAGATAGCCCCCCGCGCCACCTCCGCCCCCTGGAGAGCTTGCCCCGCCTCCGCCTCCTGCAATGACTAAATACTCAAGCCGAAACGGTTGCGAATCGGCCATTATGTAAATGGGAATCATGCCGATACTTGCCCAATTACTCGATACTCATTTGCATCTGTTTTCAGCACCGAAGCTGGAGCGTAAGGCGTGTGAATGTAGAAGGTGATTGCTGTTCCTGCAGTTCCACCGCCTGCCCAGTCTGTCACGCCTGTTCCGGCAACAATGTAAACAGTGCCAGAAGTATTGCGAAGGATGTCTACGCGATCGCCAATGTTCTCAAGGACATCGGGAACCGTAACCGTTCCGGTCGAGGTCATGTTGATTACAGTATTGAGGTCGCTCGCCTGAACCGTATAGCTAGTGCTCTTGTCTGTAACGGTTGTTTCAATAAAGGCAGCCTTCACGTCACCAAAGGCTGCTGGAGCTGTTCCGCCAGAGATGTAAGCCTGCCCAATAGTGCCACCCTCAATTGGGACGATTAGGTCGGCCCAAGCAGCTCCGGTGTAATACTGATACTTGTCGTAGTCCTCAAGCCACGAAAGCATTCCTTCGGTTGGCACGACAATTGCTGTGGATCGCACGGCTTCCGAAGCAAACACCATAACGGTCTGGTCTTGCAGGTAATCCTGAACGTTCGAGGCCGTAATGACTTCGCCAGGTGTCCATGTTCTAAAGCCGCTCATTATTCCTCCGTGTCAATTCTAGCTGAAGCTAATTGTGTCCGTGCCTGCGGTAAAGGTTGTTACTTTGTATCCTCCGCTAGATGATGTGGAACTTGTAAGGCCGCCTCCGACTGAAATGGTATAGGCATCTGGATACTTGATAATTACAATCCCAGACCCGCCGTTATACCCAGTGCTAAGGCTGGCTCCACCAGCACCTCCACCAGTATTTACAGTCCCAGCAGTTCCTTCGCTCGGGACGGTTAGATTACGGCCACCATTTCCGCCCCCTCCTGTTCCGCCAGTACCAGGTGGCACGTTATAGGTTCCTCCGCCTCCGCCCCCTGCCCGAGTTACTGCTGTGCCTGTGATAGAAGATGAGACTCCGTTGCCACCATTTCCTGCAACAGAAGATGTTGCGCTGGTTCCGCTAGCTGATGCACCTCCTCCTCCTCCTCCTCCCAGAGACGGTGTGCTGTTGCTACCGTTACCACCAGAATAACCTTGATTTGCAGTTCCAGCACCGCCAGAAGTCCCATTTCGAGCGCCACCTGATCCAGAGCCTCCTGATTGACCTGGTTGAAATAGTGATTGAGCTGTGCCCTTACCTCCGCCGGATGAAGTAACAGTTGAGAATACAGAATTGCTACCTTGACCTCCGAAGGAAGTATTAGAAGTTGAGCCTGCTCCACCCGCCCCGACTGTGACGGTGTAATTAGTTGAAACCGCTAAAGTCAATGGAGTTTCTGCGCTAGCGCCACCTCCTGATGACTCACCCGAGACTGAGCACCTGTAGCCACCCGCACCTGCTCCACCTCCTAGCTGAAAGGTAGAGCCACCTCCGCCGGCAATCACCAGGTATTCAACGGTTAGGAGAACTGCCCCAGAATAAAATTGTTTCCAAGCTCCGCTGATTTTGACGTGTCCTTCATCCACGTCTTTCCAAGCTCCAGAGATTTTGACGTGTAAGGAATCTACGTCTTTCCAGCTACCGCTTATTTTTGTATGCGCTGTCACGCTATCCCCTTATGGTGTGTAAACCAACCAAACGTCTCCGTCTGATCCACCGCTAGGTGCTGAGGTTGAGAGATAAATGTTACGCACTACACCCGAACCTGCTGCTGCGGTAGTGACTTGTCCGTTTGTTTCTGAAACCTTGCCATCGAGCTGAGTCTGGATTGCCGAGGTAACTCCATCGACATAGTTCAATTCCGTAACATCCAGAGTCGCACCGTCAAGAATGTTTAGCTCTGCGGCTGTTGCGGTAACGTCGCTAATTTGTGATGCGGTGATTGAGATTGCCGAACCAATCGCAGTGTAATCTGCGTTCAGAGTGACATCTCCTGTTGTGCCTCCCCCAGTCAATCCTGTTCCTGCGGTGACTGCTGTGATGTCGCCAGGGTTTGACACAGACTGCCATGCTGAGCCGTCGTAGTATTCAAGTGCGTCGGTGTCCGATAGATAGGCAATCATGCCTTCTGCGACTGCGGTCCCAAGTGCTGATCCGCGAGCGCCGGAGTCAGCGTAAACCTGCACTACTTGGTCTTGAACATAGGATTGAAAGTCTGCGGCCTCTACGACCTCAGCGATTGCCCATTCTTTCCAGCTCACAATTCTCCCTAATAACCTAGTGCGTTTCCTAGTCTACCGAATAACAAGTCTGAGAGCCTCCAGAACTCTCCGTCGATAGAACCGAGGCCGAGCGTTACCTTGTGCGATGTCTCGGTTACTCTCTGTGACATTCTAATAATCTCCGCGTATCTATCTATCTGCGGAGGAACGTTGTTAGGTGTGAACTTTACCTGCACGAAATCGCCTAGCTCAAGATTGAGAATGTTTGTCTGCGTTGCGTCGGCTAGGTCGATAATCTCAACTTCTAGCGCCTCGAAGCGATACTCAGGTTCGGCGTATTGAGAAACTAGGTAGTTCGCTAGGTTGTCCGCACTCGTGTCGTTGTCTAATGGCAGATTAGAACGCGTGAGGCTCTGTATGCCATAAGTATCTTGTGAAGCTTCGTCATTAGCTGTAGCGGTTCCTCCGCCCTCGACTGAGATTACGACTTGGTTGTAGAGAAGCTCTGCACCGTAGACGACAGCAAGATTCTGATAAGGGATACCGCTGCCATCATCGGCAAAGACTATGGGCGTGCCTGCGGACTCAGCATGACGATCAAGGAACTTTACGTCACCGGTCTTAGAGATAAATAACTCACCAGGTTCAGACTCAGCAATCTTATTTAGATACCCAAGTGCGTTAGTGCCCTCGTCGATTACATCTGCCTGTAGGTATTGCTTTCCTGTTTCTACGTCCACGCGAGTATTAGGCCACTGCACGCCAGCGTTTGTAAGGATGGCTGCCACGCGCTCACCGGTGTATTGAGCAGTTGCGGTTCCGCCTGAGAGTGATTGGTTGGCGAACTGCGCGAAAGCATCTGAGGACTTGATTATGGCGTAGCTGTTACCCGATGGCTCGTAGCTCAAGTCCCAGTCGTCAATGACTGCTTCGACCTGTATAGCATCATTTGATGTTACTCGCACGCTGCGCTTAGGGATGATTTGACCGCGATAAGGACTTGAGCCAAATAGCGGATCGAAGATGCGTGAGTTGTTGTCTAGCGTTACGTCTAGCTTTCCGGCTTGATAGCGGTCAAGCTGTCGAGACTTACCGCGACCAATTGAGTATTGAACAACGTAAGGCGTTACGTCTTGGTAGATTGCGCCGCCGAGGATTGTCTGCGGTGCATCAAGGATTCCATAGAACGCGTCGTCTAGCTTTGCAAACTCAGCGTCCGGCAATCCCGACAGGTCAAAACCAATCTCAACTTTATTGGTTGCCATTACGCCCTCGCAAAGACTCGGCCGCTAGCACGCTCGTATCTAATGATTTCGTCTACAATTTTTCGCCCGATG